ACCTACAGCATTAGATAACTCAAGGGGAGTTATGTATAAGTACCTTGTATAGTAACCCTATATTGAAAATGAGAAATCAATGAGAAGGTAAATAGGTAGGTTTAAATTGCAGAGTACTACATTGAACACAGCATTAGCAAATACGAATGCTTAAAGTGTTATCTTAATGAAGGCGCTATATAGAAAGCGCGAGCGATTTTCTTATCGGTTTCGGTGTAAGTACTTGATACCGCATTAGTTTTCGAAGTTTATTTACGGGATACAATATGGCTAACGATAAAGCCTCAAGAGATGATGAAATGCCCAGGGTAACTGATCCGAATGTCTCACCTAATTTACGTAGAGGTGGTCCTCTTCCAGGCTTCAAGAAGAAGTACTCCAGAGAATCTATCCGTGCATTAGCAAAGTTAGACTTCGATCCTATACAAAAGATGGTACAGCTGTATCATCGTATTGATGCACAGCTTACAAGACAAGAAGAGCTCCAGGCTATGAAAGATGTTGCAGAGCTGGAGACGGGTAAGCAGGTGAAGAATGGATATTCAGCGATGGCCCACATGGGCTTCGCCACTGCACAAGAGAAATTACTTAACGACTTAATACCTTACCGTTATGCTAAGATTCCTGTGGATGAAGCTAAGAAGGATGATGTGCCACCGCCATTGACTATTGAGTTAACACAAGAAGGTGATGTGTTTGTCATTGATCCTAGCGAAACAGATTACGAAGAAGTAGAAGCCTTACTGAGGGAAGAAGAAGATGTCAATCCGTCTGCACCCCACCCAGAGTAAGGTTTATAGAGATCTATTTGTAGAGAAGAGTGTGAGACACGCTGTTGTTGTAGCCTCACGAGGATGGGGCAAGTCACACATGGCAGCTGTCTCTGCATCTACTGCAGCATGGGAGCTTATGACATTACGTCCTAGCGTCCCTAATAAGAATGTTGTAATAAATGCACCTACCTATTCACAGGTGACTGACGTTTATTATCCTTTGCTAATGTATCAACTTGGATTAGAACGTTATGCTCAAAGTTCCAGCAGAGACCTTGGTAGAATAAAGTTGCCTAATGATGTAGAAATTAAGTTGTTCTCCTACGAGGCTGTAGAGAGACAGCGTGGTACAGGTGTATATTATGCTGTTAATGATGAGGTATCCTCGTGGACTAAAGGTGCTGGCCATAAAGATGCATGGGAAAGTATTATAGAACCCTGTATCTCGACACGTTGGTCGCCTAAGAGAGCTAAACTCTATAGAGCACCTTCTGCAGGTAGATCATTGACAATATCTACGCCTAAAGGGTACAACTATCTATACGATATGTATCACTTTGAAGAGGTAGATCCTACATTCAAGTCTTATCATTTCGATTACACACAATCACCGCTGTTAGATCCAGAAGAAATAGACAAGATACGCCATCGTGTTGATCCTGTATTCTTTAATAGAGAATACCTTGCTAAGTTCGAAGGCTCTGGTAAGAATGTGTTCTATTGCTTTGATCGCAAGATACATGTTAACAAGAATATCGAGCCTATACATGATGGTGAAGATGTTCATGTTGCAATTGACTTTAACGTCGGATTACAATGCTCATCTGTGTGGACAGTTAGAGGTAAGCGTGCTGATTGTCATCACGAATTCAAGGGGCATCCTGATACAGAAACATTAGGGATCGCAATTAAAGCTAAATACAAGGATAAAGGACATCGTGTTATTTGTTACCCAGATCCATCCGGCAATAGTAGAAAGACTTCTGCTCCTGTTGGTGTTACTGATTTTAGCATTCTAAGAAGCATGGGCTTTACTGTGTTGGCAAGAGATGCTGCGCCTAAGATAGTGGACAGTGTGGCTTCTGTGAATAAGCACTTCAAGACCGCAGCTGGTGAGGTTAATGCTTATGTTAATCCACAATGTCAAGGCGTCATAGAGTCGTTAGAGAAGACTGTTTGGGTTGATAACAATCCAGATACTGCAACAATAGATAAATCAGCTGGTATTGAACACTACTCTGATGGTATTCGATACTTCTTTGAATATAAGTTTCCTGTTCGTTCTGGTGGTACTACAGCGAAACGTGGCTTTGGATTCTAATTAGGATTAAAAATGAAAGCATTAAAGATTAATGATGATGTAAAAGTAACTGAGACTGTCGAAGTGCATATCGATAAGCATGATACACCTGCTGTTGATCCTGCACCTGTGATTACCATTGAAGTACAACCCGTCGCGCCTCCTGTTGTAGAACCGCCAAAACCTTCTAAAGATACTGGTGCAGCTGTCTCTGAGCGTAGTAAGGCCGCTGAGATGGTATCTGGTAACTGGTCTATTGTGGCTACTGGCGCTGAGACTATCAGGGCTTACAACAATATGACAGGACGAGTCTACGAAGGCGAAATGCCTGGATTTAAAGCGATTTTGCGAGGTAAATAATGGCTAACGTTAGCGCTTCTGAACCGCTACGTGGTGTAGGTGAGCCATGTAGCTTATATGATAGCATTGCTGAATTATGGAAACGTAGTAGAGCTGTCTGTAGCGGTGAGCGCTATGTTAAAGATTATGACTCTCTGATTGACACTGTCAACTACACTAATCTGCTTATCCCTTTCTCCCCTAACATGACACCACAGCAATATGAATTCTACAAGTCCGAGGCTGAATTGCCTGGTATTGTGAGTACATTTGCTAAGTTCATTGTAGGTGGATTGCTTCGTAAACAGCCTCATCTAAAGCTTCCTGAGAAGGCTCCTGAAGAGGCACAGCAATGGATACTAGATGCATTTACTTCGGATGGTCAACCTTTAGCAGCATTCTTAGATGGCGCTCTGTGGGAAGAAGTACAAACGTCACGTACATGGATCTATGTAGATTACCCTGTTGTGCCAAAGAATCATGGTATGACTAACGCTGAACTTATAGAGCGCTTTGCTCCATTTCCTATCATTTGGCCAGCTGAGAGTATTATCAACTGGAAGACTGAAGTTGTAAATGGTAGGTCACAGCTAACTCGTGTCATTGTGAAGGGTCATTCAGAAAGCTTCATTAAGAATGAATTTCACCCAGAATACATTGAAACAGTATGGGTGCATGAGCTTCTAGACGGTAAGTATCAGATAAGGGTGTTTCAGGCTGAGGTTGATACACAGGCTAAGGCTACAGGTGGATCTGTATCCGCCTCTAACGGTAAGAATATCTCAATGAAGCTTAAAGATACCATCACAGGTATCTTAATGAACAATAAGCCATTGGATTTTATCCCTGCATGGCCTCTTAATGGTTGTATTGACCCTATCGAACCGTCTATTACTCCGCTCGTTGATAAAGAGATTAATCTTTATAACAAGATGAGTAGACGTAATCATCTGATCTATGGGGCAGCTACATATACACCTGTGATTTCCACAGACATGTCTGACGAGGATTTTGACAAGATCGTTGATTCCGGGTTAGGTACTTGGATTAAACTCAATAGAGGCGATACTGCGGACGTCCTGAAGACACCTACAGAAGCTCTTAAGGATATGGAAGCTACTATCGCTAGTGCTATCGATGAGATGGCTAGGTTAGGTGTTAGAATGCTTACGCCTGAGGTGGGTCAGTCTGGTATTGCACTTGATATTAGGAATGCCTCACAGACAGCTCAATTAGGCACGATGAATACTAAGGTTAGCAATACACTAGCTGACATTATAGCATTCATGCTTAATTGGCGTTACAATACTGACTTCAAGTCTTCAGATGTAGAGTTCAATCTATCAGCTGACTTCAATCCTGCACCGCTTGGTGACGCATGGTTACGCCTCGTTACTGAATGGTACAAGGAAGGTCTTATTCCGCGTTCTACTTGGCTTGCTATTCTTAAGCAGAATGATATTGTGCCACCTGATTATGATGATGAGACAGCACAAGATGAGATTAATGCAGATGAATTCATCGTGTCTCTGAAAAAGAAACATGATGCTGAGGCTAATAGAGCAAACTTTGATAATGACGAACAGCCGTTCAAAGATAAGGAATAACTGGTGAATACTTCAAGGGCGCTAGCAATAGTGCTCTTTTTAATATTTATCAAGGAGCCTAAATGAAACAAAATGTGAATACAGCTCTATACGATAATATTGTAGACAGAGCTGCAATGATGAGGTTGTACGAGGAGCGTGTATCTGGTAAGATATACACCATTGTCAATGGCCATAAGACGAAGATAGATGATATCATCTTGCGTAATAAGGCGTCTATGTCACCTAAGATGATGGAAGAGATAGATGTGCTATTAAGAAAGACCTATGGGCAAGCATATAATGTAAGCTCTAGATCTTTACTTGACTTAGTATCCAGCCAAATATCCTACACTTATCAACAGTTGGATAATGCTGTTGGTAAGATATGGCGCACATCTAAGCCACAATATCGTATAGCTGAAGACATTGTGTTAAAGCGTCCTATCTACAATGATGTTACACTGCTCGAAGGCTGGAATACAGTAAGCCTCTCCGAGCGTAAACGATTAGAAGCTGTAATACGTAATGGTATTGCACAAGGGCTAGATGAAAAGGCTATTGCGTTGTCCATACGTAAAGGTAACGTCCTTGATATCTCAATGAATCAGTCATTAGGCTTAGTAAGAACTGCTATGACCTCGGTTCGTTCACAAACAGATCATGAGGTCTATAAAGCTAATGAGAAAGTCCTTAGAGGTTGGCAGTACGTTGCTGTTCTCGATTCTAGAACTACCCCTATTTGCCGTCATCGCGATGGCACTGTGTATCCTATTAGTGATGTATCTCATTTGCCTCCTGCTCATTTTCATTGCAGGAGTACCACTGTACCTATTGTCAAAAGCTATAGCGACTTGGGTTCACTCGAGAATATTGCCCAAATTCGAAAACGTAATCTAGAGGGTCTCACAGCTAAGCAAATCGCTTACTACGACGGACAATCACCACTAAAAGAGTCCTATAGTGAGTGGTTACAACGTCAACCTACTGAAGTCCAGCTTAGACACCTTGGTGATACCACTAGACTGAATATGTTTAGAAGTGGACAGCTTACTGTGGATAAATTCACTAATCCTTCTGGTAAAGAAGTAGGTATTGCTGAGCTTCGCAGAATGACTACCTCAGGTATAGGCTTACCTGGTGATACGATGAAGTTTGCTGCTGCAAAGGAAAGATTAGATGTACTTAAGTTAGGTGCATCAAGGCCTGATGAGATACTTGCATCTACTGAATTGCAGAAGGCACTTAAAGAGTATTACCTGCTGCAGTCTAGGGACTTAGAAGGTACGTTATCACTTACGAACTATAGAGGTAATCTGCTAGGCACTAAGAAAGCTAGTAAGACTAGAATTCTATCTACACCACCTAATGAAGATCAGTTATTATTCAACCCCTTAACGGGACGATACGAGGATAGCCGTGTATTTCAGCCCAATCCTTCAGTATTGAGTAACAGTTATAGGTTAGTTAATGAGAGTGCAGACCTTAAGCAAGCTGATAAAGACTTCATCATAAAGTTTGTAGATAAGCTTGAAGATGAAATGAGTTCTAATGAGAGAGCTGTTGTCACAGAGAATCTTAGAATTACATTTACCAGGTTTAGAAACAATAAAGAGCCTTGGCAGAATCTTAAGGCAGTCCTCAATGGACAGATGAAGTTTGATGTGATGAACGTGTCGGACTTCATGGAGACACAGCTGAGGCGCAATACAGGGTTACTTCAGCGGTTGAAGCAAGATAACTTTCTAGATCCAGTTCTTGGACCTAGCCAACTAGACGAGCTTCATGATGAGTTCCTAGCTAATATAAAACGAAAGAATAAATGGGAAGATAAAACCTTACCGAAGATCGCTAGAGAATTGCGTAACGTGTTGGATAGGAAAATTCCTTTAAAACTATTAGTTCGCCTAGAAGAACCTCAGAAAAAGCAATTCTATCTTAAGTTTGCAAACAGATTAGCTCTGGCAGATGGTCCTGATAGGGATCAGCTCGCTGTAGCAATCGGACGTGATCTCTATAATCTAGCTAACTACAGAGGCAGTAGACAAGAGTGGTGGAAGCTTGGTGTTAAACTGTTAGACGATGCAAAAGGAAAGGGATTCTACGAGTTAGAAACCTTTGGTGTTCAGAAGAGGCGGATGAAGAGTAAGAATAGTAATAAATACTTTGGTCCTGCTTATGATACATTCTCTGTGCATCTTCGTATTGTCGATAAACGCATCCAAGACTACTCTAAGTTAACTAGAAAAGTAGATGTAGGTATCCGTGTCACACCAATCGATGCGCGAAACCGTTTAATTATTAGAGAGGGTTACAAAACGTATTTCATAGACGAAGGTGTTCTAGGTTATTACGATACCCGCATACCTATAACGTCTACAGACTCCTTTGCCGACTTTCCAGAGGCATTAATTGATAAGTCGATGACACAAGCTCTTAATTGGGCAGGTAGGACTGAATATCGTATCGATAATGAGTTCTATGATTTCATCAATAAGCTGATGTTGTTTGAAGACGATAAAGGTCGCGCTAAACATTACAATGAGTTGAATACCTACCGCGAATACATGGTAGAGCGTGGCGATGCCTATGAGCGATTCAAAGTAATGGATTGGCTCAGAAAGAAGAATGCTTCGTTCAGTAATATACCATTCCTAGATCACCGTGCACGTATCTACGAAAGAGGCTTTATTGGGCCTCAATCTGGTGAATCATTTAGACCTTTCTTAAATAGTAAGGAAGCAAAGCCATTCAGTGAAGCTGGATGGAGGAACCTAAATGATCAGATAGGTGGATTTCTAGGTGGACTTTCTGATAAGTTCGAAGGTAGACATAACTCATTATCCGTCACAGGTAGACAGCTGATAGCATCAGAATTACGCCCTGAGATGGTTAAGATTGGTAATCACATTCTACGTGGTAAGCCAGGTGACATTAGAGCTGTGCTGGATTCTAAGTTTGTCCAAGAGATAGATGGTGAAGACCTCGGTAAGGCTCTTAGACTGTCACTTGAAGCAGCTAAAATACATAATTTCCTTGATGGGAAATATGATAAGCTGTCTTTAGCTAAGCTAAGTGATTACAAGATAGCAATAGCTCTTGAGCAGGATGCATCGTCGTCTGGCGCTCAGATCATTGCACTCACAACTAAAAATAAGCAGTTGGCTGAGTTATCTAATGTAGTACCAACCAATCAGAAGAAACGTTTGTACGATGAGATTGCAGCAAGAACCTTCGATGACCCAAGATTCATTAAGCTTAATCAAAAGTTAGGCTTAACGGAAAAAGATCTACGTAAGGCTGCTAAAGCTCAAAACATGGTGACCTTCTACGGAGCAGGTGAACGTACTGGTATTATCAACGTAGAAACTAAGTTGGCTAAAGCATTAGATAAACAAGACTCGACCCTAGTGGTTAAGGCTTCGGATAGAGACACTGTATTAGAGCAGATAAGTGCTCGTGCAGCTAGATTCGAAAGGTTTGATCCTGATACAGCTGCTGAACTTAAGAGTTTACGACAAGACGTGAAGGACATCTTCAATAAAGGTATCGATCCTGGGGATGACATTCTTGAGGAACTTTGGTTCCTTGAACCTAAGACGTATGATCTCGTAGAGAAGATGTCTAGAAATTACAATAAGGTCGTCACTCCTGATGACTTTAAATTAATAGCAAATATAATGAGTGAAAACTTATCTGAAGAAGTCCCTATTCTAAAAGGCTTCACTAAGTTCTTTGGTAGACTAGCAGCTGATTTCCTAACCAGTGCTAAGCCATCGCAATCCTCATTAGACTTTGCAGTTATCGCGAGACAGATGGTATTTGGTAATTACAGCTCTGGTGATAAGTTGTCACCACTAGCAGCCGAAATACTAGGTACTAAAGCATCTGAATCTCTTAGCGAGAAACTTCTAAAAAGAATACCTTGGTTCAAACCTGATAGTACATTCTCTGATATTGTATTCGGAGTTAAAGATCCTATAGATCGTGTAACAGGTAAGAACCTTGGAAAGGTAAAGTTTAAGTTAGGCGATATAGAAGAGAATCTGTTTGGTGGATTCGATGTTTTGCATCCAAATAAATTACCTAAGAACTGGACTAATGTACCTGTAGTTAATTTCGATGGAAAGGTTGTTGAACAAAAGTTCACACAGTCTTTCGAGGAAAAACTATTGTACAAAAGTAAGGATGGTGAGTGGATAACGAATATCGTTCAGGTTAAACAGAAGACCGATCCTACATGGTGGCAAGAGATTAGAAATAAGTCTGATACTATGCAGGATATCGCTGATTTAAACAAAGCTAAGACAGCTTTCGGGGTTAACACTAACCACAGTAACGATGCTGTATTAGTAAAGAAATATCATCTATGGGGAAGAAGGAATAACATAGATACTTCAACTGTTCATGATGCGTTCTTGTCGAACGCTGCTGACATGCTGAAGGCAAGGGATGCACTTAGAGAGATATATGCTGAATCTTTAGAGTCTAACGTTATCCTGCACACACTGAATGAGATGCGTGCAAGAGGTTTGCCTAAGGATCTGTATGACCAATATCTCAATGAGGCTATCGACACAGGACTTATTCCAGTGCCTGGTCGTTCTGTTGTTGGTGGTAAAGTATTGCAAATCGAGGATATCCTCACAAGAGAAGACATTCTGAAACCTATTGAGCATAAGTTCGATAAGAATTTGTACTGGTACGGGATCGGATAATTTTAATCTACTCAGGGAGTGCACCGTGTGTGCTCTCTTGAGAAGTTTTTGGGCCGTGCCCAGGAGATGAAACAAAATGGCTGTAAATCCAAACAAAGAAGACGGTACCCCTAAGACTCCTGAAGAGATTGCTGCGGAAGAGCTTGCAATTAAGAAAGAGGAAGAAAAGGAAAGACTTAAGAACGAAACCGCTGAGGAAAAGATTGAGCGTCTGGCTAAAGAGAAATCTGATGCTGAACTAGCGAAGATCAAAGAAAATCTAGACAAGGCTTACAAAGCACGTGATGAAGCAGAAGCTAAATTAAAGGCTAAGGAAACTGCTGAGCGTGAGGCTGAACTTAAGCGTTTGGAGGACGAAGGTAAACATAAGGAAGCTTATGAGCAACGTCTGAAGGACGAGAAGATTGCCAGAGAAGCTGCTGAGAAGCGTGTTGTTGAACTTACCCGCGACGTGGAAGTTAAAACCGCACTTAGTATTCTAGAATTCAGAAACGAACGAGCCTCACAGATTGCTTTTAAGGAAGTAATCGATCAGCTCGTACGTAATGATAAAGGCGAGTGGATTCATAAGTCTGGTGTATCATTGCACGATTTTGTCAAGTCCTTTGCGGCTGACGAAGATCAAGCCTTCTTGTTTAAACCGAGAACTAACTCTGGAGCTGGTGGCCAAGGCGAACCTAAAGGTGGCCAAGGTGAGCAGTCGAAGAGTACTTCTTTATTTGCTAAATCACAGGCAGAAGTCATTGCGATGGCTGCTGCAGGTAAATTCTCTCGATAATAACAAGGAAACAATATGTCCGCTACAAAGTCTATTACCGGTGCAACTGACACCGTTCTGCAAGAGGCAATTGGTGCTTATGCTGATGAAGCTTACACCAATGCTAAGAAACTGGTTGGTACCGGTATCGCTGTCTCGAACCCTGAGATTAACGTTGACACCGAGACCTATATTGGTCAACTTCGCTGGAGAAAGCCGCTGAATCCCACTATCAACGTTGCGTCGATCTCCGATAGCACCGCTGGTACTAAGACTACGCAAGACAGCGAGTTCCTGAAGTATGTTAAGACCGTTCGTACGCATGGCGCTGAGAAGGTCAACATGAAGCAAGTTGTTACGCAGGAAGATGGTCTGGCCAAGATTGGTCGCGACTTCTCCGAGACGCGTACTCAAGACGAGCATAACGCTCTTCTGGCTGTGCTTAAGGGTGTTGCTATTACCGAAGCCCTTAATGGTGCTGGTAAGGCTCAAGGCGCTAACGGTCTGGGTGGTCAGACGTTTGATAACGACCCGACTGACAAGAAGTATGGCTTCTACGTGGATCTGGGCTCGGCTAAAGCTGTTGTCGATGCTACCGCTATCATTCAAGGCGCTGCTCGTGCCGAAGGCTTCCTGCAAGCTATGGGTAAGGGTTGGAAGGATTACGAACCGTCGTACGCCTACCTGGTTACTAGCCCTGAAGTTATGGCCTCTTTCCGCTCCGCCAATCTGGTGGATCAGGATAAGGTTAGCGAAGCCGGCGTTGACTTCCAGACGATTTTCCAGGGTAAGTTTCGTCTTATCTTGACTAGAGCCACTCAGTCGATGTCTAGCGCCGAGCTGACTAAGCTGAACACTGGTCCTGGTGTTGATATCACTGGTACGAAGACCAGCTTCATCGTGCTGCCTGGCTCGATCAACTTTAACGCTCTGGCTGTTCCGACTCCGGTCGAAATGGCACGTTCGCCTTCCGCCTACAAAGGTGGTGGTACCACTGAAATTTGGTATCGCTGGGGCTACATCGCTCATCCGGCTGGTTACACCTGGGCTGGTAGCGAAGATGCTTTCGCGTCTGATGCTGACTACAAGGAAGTTGTGGAAAATGCCGCTTATGTTGCCCTTACCGCCGCTACTGACGGTCTGGTTACTGGTACTCCGGCGTACGTGCAAGGCGTGTGGCAGCGTAAGTATAGCTCTGCTCTGAGCCTTGGTATTCTCCCGGTCTTCCACTCGTAATGGTGTAGCTTATGGCATTAGCTAAAAGTACTAACTCATACGTTACTGTCGAAGAGGCAGATGCATACTTCGCTGACAGACTCGACGTTGTGGCCTGGACTGACGCGTCCGAGACGCAAAAGGCTCAATCTCTGGTTACTGCTACCAGCATTTTAGATGAGTTAAACTGGACAGGCTATGCCGTAAGTGAAGATCAGCTATTAGCATTCCCACGCTATGGTGACTACTTCGACCCTAAATTAGGTATGACCGTCACGTTAGGCGATGAGGTTCCTCAAAGAATCATCAAGTCGACTTACGAGTTGGCTTATCATCTGCTTAATAATGATGGTCTGTTGGATGACACCGGTGGTGTTACCGACATCGAAGTAGGCCCAATCAAGCTTAAGAATGTTAAGAGTGTAAGTATGATCCCCGGTGTTGTATATAACATGATAAGACCGCTGCGTAGTATAGGAGGGGCTGGCAGTAGAACTGTCTGGAGGGCAAACTAATGAGTTTACGCTCTACAGTAAGATCTAATGTTAGGAAAGCCTTCTCTGCTATTAAGGACTTAGCCATAGATATTACGTTGCAGCAGAGTGATTCTTCTAGCTTCAACTTCAGAACAGCTAGTGCAGAACAGACAGCCGTTGTGTCTACTGTAATAAAAGGTGTTGTGATTGAAAAGAAAAGAGACAAACGCGAGATACAAACGAGTGAGGCCAATACTTTAAAGGCTGAAATCATTGTTATCACAGCTGACATCTCCGATTTGACAATCTATGATACTGCTGTCTTTGAAGGTAAGAGTTGGAAGGTCATTCAGCCTGTAAAGGACAATGGCTATATTGTGGTTTTAGATGTGGCGAGGACCAATTAATGGGTAAATACGCCGATATACAAAAAGACGTCTTCTCAATCTTCAAGACAACTAGATGGACATCGAAAAATATCGATACCTTCCCATCTAATTTCATTGGAGAGGCTGCTGGCGATTACATTAGGGTACACATCATTTCGGGTGGTAAAGGGGTTAACATTAACTCCGTTTCCGGAATACTAAATATAGACATATTTGTGTCTGCTGGTAAAGGACCTAACAAGGTCACTCAGATAGCAGATACACTAGATACCTTTCTAGTGGGAGAACACTTGTCTACGGGCAGTGGTGTCACACAGATAGGTGCTAGTAACTTGGTACTTAGTGGTGCGGACAGAGATAATCCATCTTTGTATCGCGCTATTTACTCAGTACCTTTTAACTATTTCACTTCTGGAGTCTAAGCTTTATGGCACATATCACTTCTATTGGCGCTGGTATCTATTCGACGCTGGCAATTCACTTCGGTACGAGTGCTTCGACCGACGTGGCTCTTCCGGCTTCGCCGACTGTGTACGGTTCGTGGGATGACAAGTTCACCACTGCGGCTGATACGGCGAGTGCTACTCAGTTCAAACTGATCAACAACATTCGTGAGTTCCCGTCTATCGGTACTCCTCCGAATATTGTTAACGTACCTGTGTACGGTCAAGCTCAGTCGCAGCAGGTTCAGGGTCAATCTGACGCCCCTAACCTGGAAGTAACGATTAACTACGTCCCCGCTGATTGGGCTGCCGGTACGATTCTTGGCGATGCGGTTGCTGACGGCGTGATTCACGCTTTCCGCTTTACGCTGGCTAACGCTGATACTAACGGCGCTGATGGCTCTGTTGGTGCGTCGGTGATGACCGTGCCGAATACCCAGTTCTTCTGGCTTGGTAAGATCGAAGCTCTGCTTGTTAACCCGCAGCTGACGGATGCGAATACCGCTACCCTGACTCTGTCGGTGCAGTCTGACTTCTACGGCGCTTTCACTACGGCCTAATAGCTGATGTTTTGAGGGGTTATGTACCGGTACCACTAACTTAAATATCTGAGTACCATAAGTCTCAGTGCCCTCAATATCAAGGATAATAATGGATAATATCGAAAACGACAAAGATAAGCCTTTTACTCAAGGCTACGTCCTTCGAATTACTGCCAAACATATGCGTCGTTTTATTGATATTAGTATCAGAAAGACGACTGCACGTATTGCAGAATTTGAAGGTGATCAAGTAAAATCGTCTGAAGTCTTCCGTACGTTGACAATTCTTCATGGTTTGCGAAAGCAACTAGATGAATTTCAGCTTATTCACAAAGAAGCTTTCAAGGCTAAATAATCATGTTAACAATTGAGAAAGATAAAGAAATTATGGAAAAGCGTGTATTCAAAGCAGCTCCTGGCAAGAAAGTCAAATTCATGGGTGAGACCGTGGAGATTTTCAAGCTGAGCACAAAGCAAGTTATCGAAGTTCAGAAGCTTGCTAAAGAACAAGATAATTCCACAGACGATGCTGGCTTGAAGATGCTTGAAGTGGTCATTAAGCTTGGTGCGCCTGAGATGGCTGAATTTACGTCTGAGGAATTGCAAGAATTTCCGCTGGATGACTTGTCCAGTCTATCTGCTGCCATCATGGAATATTCCGGGCTAGCAAAGGCGGGAAAGTCGAATTAAGCGAAGAAGATATAGAGCTATACGAACTAGCCTATACTCTTCGCTGTTCCTTTCAAGAAGTCTGTGATATGCCGTACACAGAGTTTAGAGGTTGGCAACTGTATTTTAAGGATAGACCTGTTGGATGGCGTGAGGACTATCGAGCTGCGTTACAAATAGAAGCTGCTGGAGCAAAGATCTCCAGGGATAAATTATTCCCGTCGCTAGCTGCTATTAAGGGTAAGAAAGGTGATAATGGCCTTAAGAACTCAGCATTGTTTAGAAAGATGCTTGGTGCAAAAGGCGGTGAATCTCTGACATCAATAGTAGGGGATGCATAGTGATTAAAAATCTAGAATATGAGATAGGCAAGCTTCGAGATAAGCTGAAGAAAGCTGGATCTGATAAGGTAGCCATCACTATGGTCGCTCTGCTAGCTGACTTGAAACTGGCTACACCAGTAGATACAGGTCTAGCACAGGATAGTTGGAAAGTAACACCACAGGGTGATGATAGATTTAATGTTAGTAATCCTGTCCCGTATATAGATGAGCTTAACGCAGGTAGTTCAAAACAAGCTCCGCCATTTTTCGTAGAGAAAGTTGCTTTAAAATACGGAAGACCCGTCGGAAAGGTAACAAAATAAGACCCCTGATGGCATTATGTCATCGGGGGTTATTTTTGGAGAATTAAATGTCAATAGAATTAGAAGTATTAGTTGATGGAAAGAAAGCTAATTCTACCGTTGACAGATTAAGAGCTAAGTTACGTGGATTGGATAACGTAAATGATATAAAGCTTAAAGTCAATGCTGATGAAGCACAAAAGAAAATCGATAAGCTGGGTCAGTCCACTACCAGTTTCAAAGAAGGTTTAAAAGGCAATAAGGCAGAGGTCGCTACTGGAACCGCAACAGCTAATGTACAAAAGCTCGGTAGAGAAGTAGATAAGGTAAAGAATGCACTTAGAAGACCTACTAACTTTACTGCTGACGGTCTTGATAAAGCCTCTGGACAATTACAGACGTATTCTAGATCTGTTTCAGAATTCTCATCTGTTACTGAGAAGGCGAGTAAGTCGACTGGTGGATTAACTAATACCTTGCTTAAGGTGACTGTCGCCTCCGGTGCAGCTGCCTCACTAGCTATATTTTCAGATATCTTAACCAATATCGATACGAAGATTAATTTAGTTACAAATTCCACTACTAAGTTCGCTAATGCCTTCAGAGATGTAACTCACATTGCAACGGCTACTCGCACACCATTAGCTGATATTGCAACACTGTACACCAAGATTGCCCAAGCTAGTGACACACTTGGTGTGAGCCAACGTGAGGTTGCTAGAGTGACTTCTACTATTGGCAAGTCATTAGCTGTGTCTGGAACCACAATGCAGGAAGCTAGAAGCGCTATCTTGCAGTTAGGCCAGGGTTTAGCATCTGGTATCTTAGCTGGTGAAGAACTTCGCTCAGTGTTAGAGAATGCACCTGCATTAGCCAGGGCAATAGCCGAAGGAATGGGTAAGGCTATCGGCGACCTGCGTAAGATGGGTGAGGAGGGTAAACTTACTGCTGATGAAGTGTTTAGAGCAATACTGAGTCAGGCCGATGTAATGGACTCTAAGTTCAAGAAAGTTGGTGTTACATTTGCACAGGCTTTCCAAAATGCTCAGACATCTGGACTTCTGTTATTCAGAGCTATATCTAATCTATTCTTTTCTAGCTCCGGCGGCCCAGCTGAACAAATAAACAATATGGCCGTAGCCATGGGTAAGTTCGCTGAAAGAATTCAGCATTACGCGTCTGTGTTCGAAATTGCGATCATAGACCTTATGCTGGATACGATCAAATTTATCCAAGATTTACCAGCTATTGCCAGGAATGCATTCGAAGCTATCAAAGGTATGATGAATGGTCTCTTCGATTTTGAACAGTATAAAACTAAGTTCAAAGAGTTGTTGACATTTTTGCCTGACCTGTCTTCTGTGAAAATGTGGGCTGCTAAAGTAGTTGCTGTATTTGTCGCAGCGGGAGTATTAATAGGTGGTGTATTCAAAGATATTTTTGGAGGTCTATCCTCCAGTATCGATAAGATTACAACAAGCTTTTCCAAAACACTTACTACCATTAGAGCTTATCTGAAGGATTTAAAATCCAGAAGTGCTGTTGAGAAAGTCCCAGAGAAAATCGGTCGCGGACCTGGCAGAGTTTATTCAGACTCAGAAATGTCTGATCGTCGTGGTTTCACGATGGTTGGGGTAAACAGTGGCGTTAGAACTGTCGGATTGAATGGCGCACAGGGTCAAAAGGAAACTCCTTTCTTATCCTTCATGGATGCTGTTAAGTCCAACTATGCAGAACTTGTAGATGTTATGAAGTCCATAAAGAGTTACTTCTCGCAGAAGTTCTCATCTGTTATGGATAGCTTATTATCTACCAGCATAGGCAGGTACGTCTCGATGTTCATAGCTGATTTCAAAGACTGGTTCGCTAAGTCGGATGCCGCCTTTATTCATACGCTGAAACAAGTCTTAGGTATACAAGATAAGGTTAAGTTCAAGTATGAAAAGCTAGGCAGGATGGTTGATTCTGACCCAGATGGGCAGGTGGCGAGAGGTCCAAAGAAGGGCAGAGAGTCGAGAGCGTTCGGCCATGATGCTTTCAATGCATTGCCATCTAGCTTTCAAGTTCCTGTATTTGCAGCCCTAGCCACAATGGTTGGAACAGCGTTACATCTTCTGTCTAAGAAGTTGATACCTATATTCGGCGAAAAGCTACCGATGTTTACCTTCGGTGTATATACAACTGTACTGTTGTTATACATGGAAAAGATACTGGATAAGCAGCTGGTTGCAGATGCCTCTAAGCGATTAGTCGGTGGATTCAGAGAATTCGTAGATATGATCGTAAAGGGTTTCCTTGGGAAAGGAATAACAGGTAGTGCTGGGTTAATTGGTACACTTACTGTTATTGCCAAGTTAGCACTGCTATTTGAGAAAGGGCGTGAGATAGCGCTAGGCGCATTGAAGACGATAGCGACTGGCCCTACTAGACTTGCGCAAATCGGCACAGACAAGATTACGCAACAAGTGTTACAAAACAGATTAGCTAATGCTGACTTAAGAATAGCTAATGCTAGACAAAGTAATCCAGCTGATCTAGCTGCAGCCACTGCTAACAGACAGGCAGTTAATACACAGCTGAAGGACTTGAATAAAACATTGGCAGAAGCTTCTAAGAATGCGAAGGCCGGACTGATGACTTTAGGTGGTGGCATCGGTGGCACGGCGGGTACATTCGCTGGCTACCAAATAGGTGTCGAAATTGTCAAAGGTATGGGTGAATCATCTGAATGGGCAAAATATGGAACTATTATCGCATCCGCGTTAACTGGGCAGGCGATAGGCGCTTTCATAGGCGTAGCAGCTATTCAGCTTACAGCGTTATTCTCCAGTGCAATTCTAGCCGGTGTAGGTAAAGCTGTTGCATTCCTATTGCCAATTCTGACAGCGCCTATCACTTTGTTTATAGTTGGTGTCGCGGCATTAGTACTTGCTCTGACCAATTGGGATACGCTGGTAGGGGCTGTAAAAACAGCCTTTACATTCGTGAAAGAGAATGCGCTAGACCCGTTTGTAAATAAGATGGGCGAACTCTGGGAGAATGTAAGTAAGAAGATCAAGGAGCATATAGACGCTCTGACAAATGGTCCTCGTAGTTTCGTCAGAGACACTCTCAAAACTGATACCAAAATTCCTGGCACAGATAGCACAGTAGGTGATCTCGGCTCTTTTGTTGGCGGTGGGTTGATTGGAACCTGGGTGGCTGTTAAGCTTCTAGCTACACAGCTTGGGACTACAACGTTGTCATCCTTGTCATCTATGGGTGTATCGCTTAGGATGATATTTCAAAATATAGGCCCACTGCTTAATGGCTTATTTTTAGAACTTGCCAAAGAACTTAGACAAGCATTTGGTATAACGTCACCAATAGTTAGAAATCTCATAACAACCTTAGGTATCGCTCTAGGTGCTGTTGCTGCTGTATTCTCCTCTCCAGCTGTTATTGCTGCTGCCGTTATAGCTGCGAAACTTGCTGTGGCTGCTGGTATTGGATACCTGATATACAAAGCATTACGCTATGCTTCTGGTACAGACCTGCCACAACAGACTGAATCCGCCAAGGTAAATCAGATTCCAGCGAACGCTGCCGGTGGCCCGATACGTGGCCCTGGAACAGGTACTTCTGATAGTATCTTAGCTAGATTGTCTAATGGTGAGTTCGTTGTCAATGCAGCAGCTACGGCGAGACATAGAGGTTTGCTGGAAACTATCAACAACGGTGGATTACCTGGGTTTGCCAAGGGCGGGTATAACAGCTTCTATCAGAACGATAGAATGGCTGCTAAACTGCCGAATGGTAAGCAGAAATATGCACCTGAAACTACTTCATTCGACCCTCGTGCATTAGCAATGGCCATTTCAGCTGCTAGACAGAACGGAGTTGCCATTTCTGCGGAAGATGCAAAGGCATTATTCACCAACGCTCTTACAGAGAATCGTCTTGACTATGGTGTCAATCTATTAGAGGGTAAGGTAGGTTCTGTCCTAGAGAGAGGTGTTAAGCCTGAGTTTGTAGAACCGTTAGTTCAAGCCTCCATCAAGAAGTACGGAGATTTGATACTACCATCTATGATACCTAGTATAAGGAATCTTTGGAGTAAGGCATCGGTTTCTGATGCTGATCCATATGGTGCACAGCTTCTTGTAGAGGAAGCTATGAGTCTGATTGGAGTAAATCCACTTGGTCCTCCACAACGCCGTTATAGAAGAGATTTTGATTTACCATTTGCGCAAGATATTGCTGGGAAATTAGGTGTATCTAATCTGATAAGAAAGTCACTTGGGGCATTTGGTGATATACACGAGTTGGATAGTTTTAGTAGTGCTCTTAGTTATATTGACGACGGTCGAAACACTTTAGATTCCTTACATACGTTCAAAGCTAATACTTATCTATTCCATACGTTGCTAAAGATGCGAGAGAGCAGAAAGAGCAGTATAGCCGATACAATCCTATCTGGTCGTACTAACGGCAATGGTAGTGTCAGAGATTCTGATGGTAGATTAATAGCTAGTTCTAGTAATCACGTTAGGAAAAATCTTGCTGTAGATAACGCCGCTAACGCTGATTTATTTAATTACTTCGAAAAGTTACATAT